ATGAGAAGTATTCAATCAACCTATGCACAAATTTGTATGGGTCACTTGGAACTAAATGGTTTTGAAATGCACGCTGGACATTTTTGTGAAGCTGGATATCCAAAAGAAATGTTCAATAAGTTTGATACTGTAATGAGTGGCCATTTCCACAAGAAGTCAGATGATGGTCATATCTACTATCTTGGTAACACCTATCAGATGACATGGAGTGATTACAAAGAAACAAAAGGTTTCCATATCTTTGATACAGAAACAAGAGAACTAGAATACATTCTAAATCCACATACAATCTTTGACAAGGTATATTATGATGACACTACTACAGATTATTCTGATTTTAACGTATTGACATTAAGAGATAAATTTGTTAAAATAGTAGTTGTCAATAAAAAAGATTTCTACAAGTTTGATAGATTCATTGATAGAGTTTTATCTGAATCTGGAGCCCATGAGGTAAAAATTGTAGAAGACTTTAGTGAACTTGATGCGTCTAATGTAGATGATGCAATTGTAGAGAATGCAGAAGATACTATGACACTATTGGAAAGATACATTGATGAACTCGATGTTGACTTGGATAAGAAACGACTAACAGGCATGATGAAGTCGTTATATGTAGAAGCGAGTGATTTAGAACTTTGATAACATTTAAAACCGTTAAGTGGAAAAACTTTCTTTCCACTGGAAACCAATTTACAGAAGTGCAGTTGGACAGAAGTTCAACTACTTTAATTATCGGAGAGAATGGTGCTGGTAAAAGTACTATTCTTGATGCTCTTTGTTTTGGTCTTTTTAATAAACCGTTTAGGAATATTTCAAAAGGTCAATTAGTAAACTCAGTCAACAATGGTTCTGCTCTTGTTGAAGTTGAATTTAATGTTAACAGTAAAGATGTAAAAGTTATTCGTGGTATCAAACCAAATAAGTTTGAAGTTTGGATTGGTGACACTATGATTAATCAAGATGCAAATGCAAGGGATTATCAGAAACATTTAGAACAACAAATCTTAGGATTGAACTATCGTTCTTTTACTCAGGTTGTTATTCTAGGTTCTTCTACCTTTGTTCCATTTATGCAGCTATCTACAAAGGCTCGTAGGGAAGTTGTTGAAGATATTCTAGACATTAAGATTTTCTCTTTGATGAACTTCCTACTAAAAAGTAAAACTAAAGAACTAAATGAAGAAATTCGTAATGTTCAGTACCAACATGATATAACTAGAGAAAAGATATCTCTACAAGAAAGATTCATTGAGGACGTAGCAAATAATAAATCAGATATCATCACTGAAAACAAAAAGAAAGTAAGTGACAATGAAAAAAATATTACGTCAAAAGAAGAAGAAATTAAAACTCTTAATGATGAGAAGGAAAGTCTATCATTCTCAGCAGAGGAAAAAACAAGAACAGAGGCAAAGATAAGGGAACTAAGTAAGACGGAAGCTGCATTAGTTAACAAACGAGGAAACCATGAAAAACAAATCGAATTTTTCCAGAACAACTCAGAATGCCCGACTTGTGAACAGTCGATTACAGAGTCAACAAAGCAGACGCAGATTGAATCTAGAACCGCAAAGATTGGAGAACTTGCCCGAGCAATCGGAGAAATCGAAGAAATGGAAAAGTCCAGTGAAGAGTTCTTAGATCAAATTCTTAGAGACTTGGACGATATTAGAAGTGCAGACGTAGAGGTTGCAAAGATACGTTCTTCTATTTCTGAACTAGAAAAATTCAACAAAAAATTAGAAAAAGATATTGCAAAGTATGAAGCTGGTTCTGTATCTGATGATGATAAAGAAAAACTATCAGAACTAAAAGGTGCAATCAAAATAGTTGAAGAACTAAAATCTAAGTTAACTGAAGATAAGTTTTACAATGATATTGCTCGTAATCTTCTACAAGATAGTGGTATCAAAACAAAGATTGTAAAACAGTACTTACCAATAATGAATAAACTTGTCAACACTTATTTGTCGAGTATGGATTTCTTTGTCAACTTTAATATTGATGAGAACTTCAATGAAACAATCAAGTCACGTTTTAGAGATGAGTTTTCTTATGCATCATTTTCTGAAGGTGAGAAGATGCGTATCGACCTTGCATTGTTGTTTACTTGGAGAGCTATTGCAAAGATGAAAAACTCTACAAATACAAATCTACTAATTCTAGATGAGATATTTGATTCGTCTTTGGATAATACTGGTACAGATGATTTCTTGAAAATACTTAATACATTTGACAAACAGAATGTATTTGTTATATCACACAAACAAGATATTTTGATTGATAAGTTTAGAGACATTATCCAGTTCAAGAAAGAAAAGAACTTTAGTCATATGGTGACATAATGGGAAAACGTAGTGACTTTGAAAGAATACCAAGGGATTATTACCCAACCCCCTATCAAGCTGTCCTACCTCTAGTTGAACACCTTCCAGAGTTGTACACATTTACTGAACCTTGTGCTGGTGATGGTAGATTAATAGATCACTTGGAAAAACATGGTGGAACATGCACACAGGCGTATGATGTAGAACCAAGAAATGATAGAGTTGTTGAACGTGATGCGATGTTATTGAAACAAGTTAATACACCATTCTTTATTACAAATCCGCCTTGGGATAGAAAGATATTACATCCTTTAATAGAACATCTTACATCTATGGCTCCAACTTGGTTATTATTTGATGCAGATTGGATACATACAAAACAGTCAATTCCCTTCTTGACAAAGTTACAAAAAGTTGTTAGTATAGGAAGAGTTAAATGGATTGAAGATAGCAAAAGTGTTGGAAAAGATAACTGTTGTTGGTATCTATTTCACGACACAGAACAACATAAACCTATTGAATTTTGGGGAAGAACATGACATATGAATTAATTGATCCGAATGAACCAATTCTACAAGAAGTATTGCCTGATATTACCTTTGAAGAGTTGAAAGAAAAGTTTGGACTTGAACCAAAAGAATTGTTTGACAACTTAGGTAAAGCAATGACAAAGTACAAAGGTATTGGTTTGTCTGCAAATCAATGTGGACTTCCTATCAGAGCATTCGTAATGATGACAGACTTGGATAAGAAGGCAGCGACAATATTTTTCAATCCTAAGATTACAAACACTTCTGAAGAAACAGAACTATTTGTTGAGGGATGTTTGACGTATCCGAATCTATTTCTGAATATAAGAAGACCAAAACAAATTAGTTTTGAATTTGTGGATGTGAATGGTGAACAAAGGCAATCCCAGTTTAGTGGTATTAGTGCAAGGATATTCCAACATGAGTTCGACCATATGCAAGGACGTAACTTTACCATGTGGGCATCTAAACTCAAACTTGAAATGGGTTTGAAAAAAGCTAGAAAAAAGAATAAAAAAGTTCTAAAAACATCTTGACATTTGTTATTATAACAGGTATACTGTATAGGTAAGTTGATAAAAACAGAGTCGTTAGGAGACATTATATTATGGCACATGAACTTGAAATCGTAAACGGTGAAGCACAAATGGCGTATGTCGGTGAATTACCATGGCATGGACTTGGAACTAAGGTGGAAGAAGAACTTACACCAGACCAATTCCAAAAGGTTGCTGGACTTGATTGGACAGTTGAGAAACAACCACTGGTTACACCATCTGGTGTAAAAGTAAAGAACAAGGAAGCACTTGTTCGGACATCCGACAACACTGTATTAGATGTTGTTGGTACTGGTTGGAATCCAGTACAGAACTCAGAAGCGTTTGAATTCTTCCATGAATACTGCATGTCAGGTGATATGGAAATGCATACTGCTGGTTCATTGAAAGATGGACAAATGGTATGGGCTCTTGCAAAGACTAAAGAGTCATTTGAACTATTTAACGGTGACGTTACAGAAAACTACTTTTTGTTTTCTAATCCACATCAGTTTGGTAAAGCGATTAATGTTCGCATGACACCAATTCGTGTTGTTTGCAATAACACTCTTGCACTTTCCCTATCACAAAATGCTGACCAAATGGTAACAGTAAATCACCGAAAAGCATTTGATGCTGAAGATGTGAAAGAACAGATGGGTATTGCTCGTGAGAAAATGGAACAATACAAATCAATGGCTGCATTTCTTGGTTCAAAGAAAGCAACTGGTGATAACGTAATCCAATACTTCAATGAAGTGTTTGGTGCGCCTGCGAAAGAGAAAGTAGACAATGTTCTTCCTTTCACTTCTCGTAACTCAAAACTTGCTTTTGAGAACTTGGATGTACAACCTGGCGCTGAGTTTGCTCAGGGTACTTGGTGGACTGCATTCAACTCTGTCACTAATATGACAGATCACCTTCAAGGTCGTTCTAATGATGGACGTTTACAGTCTGCATGGTATGGACGTAACCGAAAGGTAAAACTAAAAGCTCTCGACAAAGCATTGGAATATGCTGAGGCAGTATAAAAGTTGAAAAGAGGGGTTGAAAAATCCCTCTTGAATACCTATATAATATGGGTGCAGTTCGTAAGTCATCCTGTTTGACACTTAATATAACCTACTCTGTGTCACAAAAAAAGAGTTTGGTAGTTCTCTTTAAAAAACTACCGTTATAAATAAACGTGATACGCCATATAATATGGGTATTACACTGTATCTTGCTTAACAAAGGAGATTAAAGATGAATACAGCCTTTACACTAGATCCGTCAAGGATCAATACTTACTCTATCGGTTTCGATAGAATGTTTGACAGTCTGATGGGAAATAATCCCAACCAAACTAGTCCTTCAAGTTATCCCCCTTACAACATTGTAAAACACGATGATGATAAGTTCACCATTGAGATTGCCGTTGCTGGTTTCTCAAAGGATGAGATTGATATTGAATTCAGAGAGAATGTTCTCAAGATTGAATCTAAGTCTCGACCAGAGGGTGATGATGAAAAGGAATACCTATACAAAGGTATCTCAAATAAACGATTTAAAAAAGCATTTACACTGTCAGATGACGTAGTTGTAAATGGTGCTGATATGAAAGATGGTATTCTTAAAATCGACATGGAAAGAATTATTCCAGACGAAAAGAAGCCACGTTCAATCAAAATCAAGTAAGTAAAGTGAAGGTGCCTCTTGACAGGGGCACCTTTTTATGATATAGTAATGATAATTGAATTTTATAGGATGAAAATGTGAAAGATATAGACTACAAATACTCAGAAGATTCTATTCTGAAAGAAATGCAAGAGTACATAGATAAAACCTATGATGCTCATTATTCTCACAATAAATTTCAAGCAACAGAATTTATCATGGACAGTGGCCATGGTGAAGGTTTCTGTATTGGGAATATTTTAAAATACTCTCAACGGTACGGAAAGAAAGAAGGCAAGAACAGAAAAGACTTGCTAAAGGTGATCCATTATGGTATAATGGCACTTCACAATCACGATTCTCAGGAGAAAAATTGATGAAGCTTAGTAATGATACAAGAGAAGTTCTAAAGAACTTTTCAACCATTAACCAGAACCTTCTGGTAAAAAATGGTAATACAATTGGAACTATGTCTGCTATGAAGAACATTGTTTCTAAAGCAACTATTCCAGATACATTTGAAAATGAATTTGCAATCTATGACTTGAATGAATTCTTGTCTGCAATGTCACTGTTCAAAGATCCAACCCTTGCATTTGATGAGAAGAGTGTGTGTCTAAATGAAGAAGGTGGTGGTAGTAATCTGACTTATATGTTCAGTGATCCATCTATTGTAACTGCACCAAAAACAGATATCAATATGCCTTCTGTTGATGTAGAGTTTACTTTTACACAAGACACATTCAATCAGATATCGAAAGCATCAGCTGTTCTTGGTGTACCAGATGTTGTTCTTACAGGAACTGCTGGCGGTAACATTAATTTGACTGTTACAGACAGAAAAAATGATACATCAAATGATTTCAGTATCACAGTTGGTGATAATGCACCAACAAACTTTACATACTATTTTAAGGTTGAAAACCTAAAACTACTTTCTGGTGATTATAAGGTAGAAGTATCCGAAAAAGGCATTTCACACTTTGTGAATATGAACAAACAAATTGAATACTTTATTGCTCTTGAAGCTGCCTAAACCAGAAGGATTATATTATGAACGATGTGATGTTATGGGTGGAGAAATACCGCCCATCTAAAATTAGTGAGTGCATTCTTACTAGTGATTTAAAAAATACTTTTCAGACATTTGTAGATGAAGGACATATTCCAAACCTTCTTCTATCAGGTGGGCCTGGCGTGGGTAAAACCACAGTTGCAAAAGCAATGCTTGAGGAACTTGGTGCCACATACATGATGATAAACGGTTCTGAAGAATCAGGTATTGATGTACTCAGAAACAAAATCAAGAACTTTGCGTCTACTGTCTCTATGGATGGTAATCGTAAGTTTGTGATTCTAGATGAGGCAGATTATCTAAATCCACAATCAACTCAACCAGCTTTGCGTGGTTTTATTGAGGAGTTTCACAAGAACTGTGGGTTTATTCTAACCTGTAATTTTAAGAACCGTATCATCGAACCTTTGCACAGTAGGTGTTCTGTTGTGGAGTTTCGTATTCCTACTTCAGAAAAACCAGTACTGGCTGGACAGTTCTTTAATCGTGTTCAAGAAGTTCTTAAAACAGAAGAAGTTCAGTTTGAACCAAAGGCTGTTGCTGGGATTGTTGAGAAACATTTTCCAGATTGGAGAAGAGTTCTTAATGAACTGCAAAGGTATTCTGCTTCTGGTATGATTGATGCTGGTATTCTAGTCAATCTATCAGAAACTAATATGAAAGACTTAGTTACATTTATCAAAGAAACTGACTTCAAGTCTATTCGTAAATGGGTTGCAAACAACCTAGACAATGATCCTTCTCGTATGTATCGTAAAGTATTTGATACACTCTATGATGAAGTTCAACCACAAACTGTTCCACACCTTGTTCTTGCAACAGCAGATTATTCTTACAAATCAGCCTTTGTTGCAGATCAAGAAATAAATATGCTTGCATATATGGTGGAGATTATGACACAGGTGAATTTCAAATGAGTATAATGAAACTTTGGCAATATACATTAGGTTCTTACTCTGATGATAAGACAGAACCATATGATAAATCTATACTTGTTATTAGAACAATATGGATATCACTTCATATCACTACCTGTTTGTTTATTATTCTTGGCAATGCTAAAATACTAGGTATTTGGTAATGGCTTATGAATTAAAAGAATATCTAAACTCAATCAATCTCACAAAGGAAAATCTGATGGAAACAGATGATCCTATGTGGGAAAAGAAATATTATCCATTTATTATCAATAAGTGTGTTGCACCATTCAATGACACTATTATGTTAGTAAATGAGATGAATATGCGTCACCACCTTGACACAAAACTACAATATAACTTTTTACTAAATACTATTAGACCTAAGAAAAGATATGCTCCTTGGGTGAAAGCGGATAAGTTGAAAAACTTAGACTATGTAAAAGAATATTATGGTTATAGTAATGAGAAGGCCAAACAAGCATTATCAATACTAAATGATGACCAGATAACCACTATTAAAAATAGTTTGAATAAAGGTGGAAGAAAATGAATGAAATTGAATGGCATCCAGAGTCGATGCTAGAAGTAAAACTTAAAGAACCAGATGACTTTTTAAAGGTTCGTGAGACACTATCTAGAATAGGTGTCGCCTCTCGTAAAGAGAGAAAATTGTATCAATCTTGTCATATACTACATAAACAAGGTAAATATTACATTGTCCATTTCAAGGAACTCTTTGCTCTTGATGGTAAGGATACAAACCTAAACGAAAATGATGTATCAAGACGTAACTCTATTGCTGGATTACTTGGTGATTGGGGATTGGTAGAAATTGTTGGGGATGCAGATCCAAAGGCTCCTTTGTCACAAATTAAAGTGATTGCCTTCAAAGAAAAAGATGAGTGGGTTTTGGAAACAAAATACAACATTGGAAAAAAGAGAGAAGCTTGATTTGGCGCAGTCGTTCTCAGATTTTATTACAGAAGAAAAAAATGAAGAAAACTACAAGGTAGTTGTTCTCACAGTTGAACATGGTGATAAATCTATCACTGCAAAAAAGTTTGAGAAACAAGCCCATAAAATGGGTATGGAAGTTTTCTTATCAGACTTCAAAGGTGCATCACTGACTTTTGAAGATGGTAAGTATTCTCTAAAAAATAAAGACAACAGTATAGACGTTAGTTCCAATAATACCGTTGTATTTGTTAGAGGAACACCAACAAGAGATAGTCATCTTGACTTGATTTCTGAATTAGAACGTATCGGTATTACTTGTATTAATAGCAGAACTACCATTAGTATTTGTGCTGACAAGTATCGTAGTTATGTTCGTTTAAAAGATTTTAGATTGAATCAACCAAAGACTGTATTAGTTCCTACAGAAGATGATATAGATACAGCACTAGAAGAACTGGATACAAAGTTTCCTATCATCCTTAAAACACTTAGGGGTGCAGGCGGTGTCGGTGTTCTATTTGTTGAGTCAAAACGTGCATTAGATTCCCTAGTACAATTAGTTTACAAACAAGATCCAGACACAGATATTCTTATTCAAGAATATATCAAAACGGATTTTGATGTTCGTGTAGTTATTGCTGGTTCAGAAATTATTGGAACAATGAAAAGAAAAGTTGTTGAAGGTGATTTTAGAAGTAACTATACACAAGGTGGTAATGTACAATCGTATGAACTATCACCAGAAGAAATACGTCAATGTCTAATTGCTGCAAAGGCAGTTGATGGTGACTTTGTTGCAGTTGACTTTATTCCATATAAAGGACAACCATATTTCCTAGAAGTAAATAGCTCACCAGGCACAGATGGTATTGAAGAAGCTAACTCTGGTTTAAATATTGCAAAAAAAGTTTTAGAACACTACAGAGATATAGATAAGAGATATTCTGTTCCTGTCAGATGTGGTTTCCATGAGGTGGTTAATATAAAATCATTTGGTGAAATCGAAACTAAGTTTGACACAGGTAACAGTGCCTTGTCAGTGTTACATGCTGAAGGTATAAAGATAAACAATAAGAAGATTACATTCACACTAAACGGTAAAACTATTACTACCGACCTTGTAAAAGAATACAAGGCAAAAACAGGTGCTGGTCTTGACGATAGGCCTGTTGTTCAGTTAGATGTAGAATTCATGGGTCACAGTTATCAGTTCATGTTTGGCCTTGATGATAGAAGTGAAATGGGAACTGATGTTCTTTTGAATAGGTTTGCTATGACAGCAATGAATGTTATGGTAGACCCTCAGAAGAAATTTATATTGACAACAAAACAAGGAGAATGATAATGAAAGTTGGAGAAGCACTACTTCAAGCTGCAAGGAAACAAGCAGAAGGACAAGTTGCAGTCCACATTGCGAACATTAAAGTATACCAGACAATGCCTGCTGGTATAGGTGAACATTCAGATATTACTGAAGCAGTTATGGCAGAGTTAGATAAACTTGCAACTGCAAACGATAGATTAGAAATGTTAGATAAGTATTTTAGTAGCGAAGATCAAATGCCTCTTTTCTCTTGACAAACCCCCCCAATAGTGGTATATTTACATTATGAGATTTTACACACATGTTGCCCAATGGGGTAATCAATTACTTGTTCGTGCCGTTGAGAATGGTGTTCGTTCAAACTTTAAAGTAAAGTACGAACCCACTCTTTTCGTACCAGTTCAAAAAGAAACTGGATGGACTACACTGGATGGCAAGAATGTCAATCCTATGAAGTTCCTTACAATTAAAGAAGCAAAAGAATTCGTAGAAAGATACGAAAGTCAACCACACCTAGTATATGGGTTGACTAACTTTCCTTACACATACATTGCAGACAAATATCCCAAACAAATTGAGTTTGACAGTTCGCAGCTGCGTATTGTTACAATTGATATTGAGGTTGAGTGTGAGAATGGGTTTCCCCATGCTCAACAAGCACTTGAGCCTATGTTATCAATTACAATCAAAAACCATGATACAGGACGTATTAAGGTTTGGGGATTACATGACTATCATAACGATAGAGAAGATGTTCAATATATCAAGTGTCAGAATGAACGTGAACTTTTGATTCAATTCGTATCGTGGTGGGAATCTGATTATCCAGATGTTATCACTGGTTGGAACACAGAGTTCTTTGATATTCCATATATTTGTAATCGTATTAAATCTGTTCTTGGTGAAGATGTAATGAAACGTCTGTCGCCTTGGGGTGTAGTCAACTCTCGTATGGTTGGCTCTAACTTTGGTAAGAAAGATCAGATTTATGATATCATGGGTGTTGAGGAAGTTGACTATCTTCAACTCTATCGTAAGTTTACTTATTCTGCACAAGAGTCATATCGACTTGACCATATTGCGTTTGTAGAACTTGGTGAACGTAAAGATGAAAACCCATACGAAACATTTCGTGATTGGTATACAAAAGACTATCAATCATTCCTAGACTATAATATTCAAGACGTTGAACTTGTCGATAGACTTGATGACAAGATGAAACTTATTGACTTGATATTGACTATGACATATGAAGCTAAAGTTAATATCTCTGATTCATTTACATCTGTTAAGTATTGGGATATTATGATTTATAATCATCTTAGGAATAAGAAGATTGCAATACCACAGAAACGTGGTGTATTAAAATCAGAAAAGTATGTTGGTGCATATGTCAAAGAGCCTCAAGTTGGACAACACAAGTGGGTTCTATCTTTTGATTTGAACTCTCTATATCCACACTTGATTATGCAATACAACTTATCACCAGAGACTTTGTTAAGTGGAAAACTTGACTTTGGTGATACACCTGTTGATGCACTACTCTCTCAAAATGTAGACAAATCAAATATTCCAACTGATATTGCTTTCACCCCAAATGGTGCTATGTTCCACAAAAAGTACCAAGGGTTTTTGCCAGAGATGATGCAGTCACAGTATAACGATAGAACCATCTACAAGAAAAAGATGTTGAATGCGAAACAACAATATGAAGATACCAAAGATCCTAAGTTTCTCAAGGATGTATCTAAGTTTCAAAACATTCAGATGGCTCGCAAGATTTCTCTAAACTCTGCCTATGGTGCAATTGGTAATGAATGGTTTCGTTACTATGACTTGCGTATTGCAGAGGGTATTACCACCTCTGGACAACTATCTATTAGGTGGATTGAGAAATCTCTAAATCTTTATCTAAACAAGATATTAAACACAAATGGAGTTGATTATGTTATTGCATCGGATACAGACTCGGTATATATTACTTTTGACAAGTTGGTTGATAGTGTGCTTGAAAAGAGAACAGACGAATCGGAGGATTCATATCGTGGGAGGGCTGTGGACTTCCTCGACACAGTGGCTAAGGAGAAAATCGAACCTTTTATTGATAAGAGTTATCAGGCTCTTGCTACATACCTAAACGCATACGATCAAAAGATGCAGATGAAACGTGAGGTGATTGCAGACAAAGGTATCTGGACTGCAAAGAAGCGTTACATTCTCAATGCATGGGATGTTGAAGGTGTTCGATATCAAGAACCACAACTCAAGATTATGGGAATTGAGGCTGTCAAATCATCTACACCAGCACCTTGTCGTGAGAAGATTAAACAGGCACTAAAGGTTATCATGTCTGGCACAGAAAAAGATGTAAACGACTTTATCCAAGAGTTTCGTGAAGAGTTTATGAATCTGTCACCAGAAGAGATTGCATTTCCTCGTTCTGTCAATGGACTTCGTAAATGGAGTGACGGTGCAAATATATTTTCTAAAGGTGCTCCTATGCATTGTAAAGGTGCATTGTTATACAATCACTTTTGCAGACAACAGAAACTAACAAACAAGTATCCTCTAATTCAAGAGGGTGATAAAATTAAGTTTCTTAATATGAGAACACCCAATCGAATGCAATCAAATGTGATTTCATTCTTTACTAAACTTCCAAAAGAACTTGACATTCATCACTATTTGGACTATGATAAGCAGTTCGAGAAAGCATTCGTAGAACCTTTGACTTTTATTATGAACCAAATCGGATGGAATATTGACCGTTCCTATGGAACACAAATGACACTTGAGGACTTTTTTACATGAGTAAAACAGAAATAAATGAAGAACTATATGAACTACTAAGAAACTGTGCAGATAAAAATGGGCTGCCAGTTATGAATAAATCTTTGTTTATTTCTACCACAGAAAAGTATGGTAAGGAACTTTTTCGTTCTACTCTTTCTGAATACATCACAAGAGAGAAACCACCATACCCACTAAAAGAATTTGAACAACAAAAAGTTATAGAAAACTTTCGTAAGTTGGAGAAAGCACCTTTCACTGACTACATCAACATTCCCACAAAAGAAGTTATTGAAAAGTATGATGACTACAAATATTCATACAAAGAATATGGACTAGGGTTTATTGACGGCCCATCTAGTTTCAGTTATTGTGCAGATTCATTTATGAACGACTTGCGTATGCGTTGTGGTTCTTATGGCTTCAAAGCACCAGTTACACGATGGGAAGATGGTGATAATATTTGGGGTGCATTCGGGCCTATTTGGAGAGGTGTCAATGATGCAAAAGAACTATCACCAAAAACCTATACTATGGCATTTCGTCTTGGAACTTATATTGCAACGCAGTTCAAACCTATTGTTGCAAAAACAATCTATGAAATGTCTGATGCAAAAACTATACTAGACACATCTATGGGTTGGGGTGATAGACTGACTGCATTCTATTCTTCAAATGCAACACACTATATTGGTTGTGATCCTAATCCAAATACGTTTGAACGATATCACAAAATGATTGAGTTCTATGACCAGATTTATGATAGAAGTCGTGGTAAAAAGACTGTTCAAATTTACAATTGTGGTGCAGAAGATTTGCCTTGGGATGAAATTAATAATGTTGATTGTGCATTTACTTCACCACCATATTTTTCTACAGAAAGATATAATGAAGGTGGAGAAAAAGAAGAACTACAATCTTGGGCAAAGTTCAATGAATATGAAGCTTGGAGAGATGATTTTTATCTACCAGTTGCACAAAACAGTTTTGACTCTTTGAGTGATAGAGGTGTACTGCTTGTGAATATTCTTGACCCAAAAGTGCATGGTAAAAGATATCGTTCTGGTGATGAACTTGTAGATATGCTTCGTCCTAACTTCTTAGGACAGATTGGTATGAGAATTATGCAACGCCCACAAGGTGCATCTGTATTCAAAGATGAAGAAGGTAACTTTGATAAAGATGCAATGGATGATTTTATGAACAAACTTTACATGGAGAATGTTTGGTGTTTTGGTAAAGACACTTCAGTTGATTTGTTCAAGCACATTAGAGTAAATACACTGGAGGCTTTCTTTTGAACTACGCTACGATAAATGACTTTGATGAAGTCTGGAAAATATTTAATGATAATAAGGAATGGTTTCCTCATGTGAGAAGTATTCATGTAAAGAATAGATTAAACTGGGGTCAGGTTATTCTTCAAGATGGTGTTTTGATAACACAACAAGTTTATCAACAGACAAGAAAGATTGGTAAAGATACAGATGTTCGTGTTACAGCTGGTTCTCATATGATTCATCAAATTGTAAATTCGGTTAAAGGAAGTGGTAACGCCGAAAAGGTTATCAAAGAATATTTTGACCATGTAGGAACAGATGTTTATCTTACAGTTCGTTCTGAAAACAAACCAGCAAATAGATTCTATGAAAAGGTTGGTATGAAAAATATAGGACACATTACTTGGTCAAAAGGTAAGATGCCTGGAAATGTTTGGCAAAAAAACTATTGACAAATCGTAATAGGTTTGTTATTATAAGAATAATCAGTAGAAAAGGTTTCTATTGATTTGATAAGAAACAGAATGGTTCTGTTTCGCATAGTAACCAAAGGAGAAAAAAATGGATACTAATAATACAAGCATCATGTTTGATGTAGAACGCTCATTGAGAGAATCACCCCCAAACTATCCAAAGGGAATTACGTTTAAGAAGCGTATTATTACCAACCGTAATAATATTATTCGTCAGTTCCAACCTCGTAACCTTACATTGCAGATTGATAATGTTGCACCAATTCGTATCTCTTACGAAGTGAATGGTATTCTTTATGACCAACCAGTAAAGGCAACTGAGGTGAATTCAAAGGACAGTAAGAAGTTAAATCTTCTTGCTGGTTATACTAGGGATGCAGCTGAAGAAGTTCTTGGTTGGGATGCAACTATGGTAGATGTACTTGAGTTTGACACTCCTCGTACTCGCCGTGAGTTTATGTATACAACTAACATTGTTAAGAACCCTCGTACTGGAAATACTAATCCAGATTTGGCGAAGGGTGTAGTTGATGCAGTTAACGAACGGTCAGTAAAGAATGATGACGTAGACATTCTTGCATTTCTTGATGTAGTTGCTGCTGATAAGACTGAAAAGCAGAAGGCTGCAATTCTGAAGCTTGCAAGGAAGTTGAAGTCACCTTATGCAAATATGGTGCCCTATGATGGGCCACGAGCAAATTCTAGGTTGAAGGAACTTGGATATCAGTATGGTGGTCAGTCTAACAAGGATGTGGAAGGTATCGCATATGCAAGACCCACTGGTTATTCAAAAGGTGTATTTTGGGATGCATTAGAAATCGCAAAGAAGTATGGTGGAACTACATTTGCACCAGTAACTATCTACGGTTATATTGAGAACCCAAAACCTAGTGAACTTGAAGCAGACCGAAAGTCATGGTTGAAAGACTTCAAGAAG